GTGTCTGGGCAAGTATCATGCAGCAACGGTTGGCATACCTAACGGTTCCAACTCTGCTGTAAGAGCAATCAAAGATAACTATGACTACGTTTCCGGCTTTGACAAATGTGTGATCTGCTTTGATGCAGATGACGCTGGACGCAAAGCAGCTATGGAAGCGGCTCAGATGCTGCCAGTCGGTAAAGCCTTCATAAGTCACCTCCCAATGAAGGACATAAACGACTGCTTGGTAGCTGGGAAATCAGCAGCCGTGGTGAGTGCGATCTTTGAGGCGAAAGAGTATCGTCCAGATAGTATAGTCGCCGCTGCCGATCTCCGATCCGTGATAGGTCAGGATGACGCTGCTTCATCCATTAGGTATCCCTACGATCAGTTGAACGCCATCACAGGCGGCATCAGGCGTGGGGAGCTTGTGACGATCACAGCAGGTTCGGGGATGGGTAAGACTACCTTAGTCCGTGAGATTGCCTACAAGTTACACCAGTCTGGTGAGAGGCTAGGTTTGCTCTGCTTAGAGGAGACCAACAAGCGCACACTGTTGGGCTTAGTGGGAACACACCTCTCAAAGAACATCACGGTAGACAGATCACAGAGTACACCAGAAGAGATCGAGGCTACCTTTGACGAGCTGTTCCCAGAGGATCGACAGGTCTATCTCTACGATCACTTTGGTAGCTGTGACATCGACACAATCATCCAGCGTATCAGCTTCATGGTCAAAGCCCTTGGGGTCACTGTTGTTGTCCTTGATCACATCAGCATCTTGGTCAGTGGTCTAGCCACTAACGATGAGCGCAAGCTCATAGACATAGCCATGACACGCCTCAGAACCGAGGTAGTGCAGGAGCTTGGTGTAGCCCTGATCATCGTCAGCCACCTGCGTAGACCATCAGGCGACAAAGGGTTCGAGGGTGGTGAAAAGCCTACCTTGCAATCCCTGCGCGGTAGCCACTCGATAGCCCAGTTATCCGATATGTGCCTGTCAATGGCTGTCCCATCAGAGACACCTGACAGCGACACCCGAATCCTCTCAGTCCTAAAGAACCGCTGGTCGGGTCAGACAGGCTGGGCTGGCAACATTCAATTTAACAGAGACACAGGCCGATTGGTCGAAGAAGGGAGCGAGTTCTGATGAAAGCATTTCTTAATGAAGGATATCTCAAGAACGTAAACGGAACAGGAAACATCTCTCGAAAACCATTATCAAGAAGAAGGCTGATAAGAGCTGCACTGACTATTGCCAGCAAACAGCAAAAAGCAGCCGCAAGAGCAAATCCACTCAAAACAAAGGAGAACCTCAGTGATGACACATCCAATGACACTTGATGGATACCAGCTACAAGCTGAGACAACCTTTATTGTTAAGGACAGCAAGATCGAATACCTAGCTCTTGGCCTAGCCTCGGAAGCTGGTGAGGTCTGTGACAAGCTCAAGAAGCATTTGCGTGACGAAGGTGAGCCACTAGCAGACATGGACTACGACAAACGCCTAGCAGTAATGAAGGAGTGCGGTGATGTCTTGTGGTACTTGGCAAACATAGCAGCCCAGTTCCAGTTCGACTTGAGCAGCGTTGGTGAAATGAACCTTCGCAAACTAGACAGGCGTATGCAGCTCGACCTGATCAAAGGATCGGGAGATGACAGATGAGGCGCATGTTCTTTGACTTGGAGACTGACGGTTTAGACCCTGATGTTATCCACTGTATAGCGATTGGCGAAGAAGGCCATCCAGTCTGGAGCTATGGCCCTGATCAGATCAAAGAGGGCTTGGAGATGCTCTGTGAGGCTGATGAGCTGATTGCCCACAACGGCATTGGCTACGACTTCAAGGTTATTAAGAAGCTCTATCCTAGCTGGCCTTTCAAGGGCAAGCGCACAGATACCCTAGTTCTGTCGAGGCTTATAAGAGCTGACCTAAAGAACGAGGACTTCACCTACAACTGGTCTACCGAGATCATGCCTAAGAAACTGTTTGGTTCTCACAGCCTCAAGGCTTGGGGCATGAGACTACAGAGTAGGCTCGGTGGTGACTTCCTAAAAGGTGACTACGATGGTGGATGGGAACACTGGTCACAGGAGATGCAGGATTACTGTGAACAGGATGTCAGAGTCGCTATGGCTCTCTACACCTTCCTCAAGCCTGACACTTGGCCTGACGAAGCACTCGACATGGCTCATGAGATCAGTGAGATTGCCGAGAACATTGGCAACGCTGGGTGGACTTTTGATGAAGCCAAGGCTGGGAAGCTGTATGCCGAGCTATGCACAAAGCGCGAAGAGCTTGACCATGAACTCCAAGACCTGTTCGAGCCTTGGGAAGTGCATGAGACATTCATCCCAAAGCGTAACAACAAGACCCTTGGTTACATCGAGGGTGAGCCGTTCACCAAGACTACTGTGGTCAACTTCAACCACAACTCGCGTAGGCACATCGAGTTTTGCCTGACCAAGAAGTACGGTTGGAAACCTTCTAAAACGACACCACAAGGCCATGCAATCATAGATGACGTTGTGCTTGGTGATCTGGATTATCCAGAGGCCAAGAAGCTGTCTGAGCTGTTCTTGATACAGAAGCGCATAGGCCAGCTTGCAGAAGGACCACAAGCATGGATGAAGAAGGTAGATGGTGACGGTAAGTTACGTCACAGGATCATCTGTCCAAGCACACGGACGCTTAGATGCACACATATCAAGCCAAATCTAAGTCAGGTTCCGGCAGTGCGTCTTCCCTACGGTCAGCAGTGCCGTGAGCTGTTCACTGTGCCTAGTGGATACCAGCTTGTTGGTAGCGATCTTTCTGGCATCGAGATACGCCTCTTTGCCCATTTCTGTGCAGCTTATGACGGTGGTGATTATGCGAAGAAAGTCTTGGAATCAGACATTCATCAAAGCAACGCAGAGGCGTTCAGCGATGAGCAAACCAAAGTTGAGAGGTCAGTCGCCAAGGGCGCGCTTTATGCACTCTTGTACGGTTCAGGTGACGCCAGACTTGGAGCAATGGTCGGCAAAGGAGCCAAAGAAGGAAAGCGACTGAAGGATAACTTCATAGCTGCTGTGCCAAGCTACGGCATCCTAAAGAACAAGGTCGAAGAAGCCTCTGAGAAGGGCTTTATCACCTCGCTTGGCGGCAACCGTATCAAGGTCAACTCAACTCACACCGCTTTAAACAGTTTGTTGCAGTCAGCATCAAGCGCAGTCAGCAGCAAGTGGGTTGTCCTCATCGCTAACGAAATCAAGAAACAGAACCTCGATGTCACGATCCTCGGTTGGATACATGACGAGGTACAAATGGCAGTAAAAGGAGACCCCGATCATGTCGGTAATATCGCTAGACGATGCGCGGAAGAAGCTGGCAAAGCGTTTAAAATCAGACTCCCCATCGAAGCTGAATACTCCGTGGGACGAACATGGGCAGACACCCACTGAGCTTGATGAGAACACTGAGATAGCCCTGCTTGCCATGTATGAAGTCTTGATCGAGTCGTGGGCTGGTGGGTTCACCACTAAATCTAAGTTTGCCCGTGAAGCTGCAAACATAATCGCTGTTGCAGCGACTGAAGGATTGATCACCACACGCCTCGAAGAAGAGGTCTGGGGTAATCACTGGATGATCACGGAAAAGGGTATGAATTTCATGAAGGAGATACATGACGATGTTGTTAGTTGATGCCGACTTATACCTCTACAGAGCCACAGCAGCAACAGAGCAAGAGATATGCTGGGATGAAGACGATGGCTCAAACATATGGTCACTTGATACTGACCTAAAGCTGGCAAAGGAATTGTTCTTTGACCAGATGGATACGTTCAGAGAGACACTACAGGATGATCGAGTGATCCTCTGCCTGACTGCAAAGAAGAACTTTAGACGCGATGTAGACCCTCGATACAAGAACAACCGCGTGAAGATCAGAAAACCCCTTGGTTATCTGGCGATGGTTGATTGGGCAAAGCACCACTTTAGTACAGTCAGTCTGGAAGGTCTCGAAGCAGATGATGTCATGGGCATCTTGGCTACCAAGCCTGAGAACAAAGACAAAGCAATCATCGTGTCTGACGATAAGGACATGAAGACTGTACCAGCCAAGATATATAGGCCGATGTCTGGTGAACGCCTCGACATCACAGAGGCCGAAGCTGACAGGTTCTTCCTTACACAATGTCTAACAGGCGATCCCACAGACGGATACCAAGGTCTCAAAGGCTTTGGACCAAAGACAGCAGAGAAGCTGTTAGGGGCAAGACCTGATTGGTCAATCGTTGAGAAAGCCTACATCAAGGCTGGCTTCACCAAACAAGACGCCCTCACCCAAGCAAGATTAGCTCGAATACTCCGCTGGTGTGATTGGGATTACGAGAACAAGAAACCAATCCTATTTGGGAGCAAAGAGCATGTCCAAAAGACACGACCAGTTCATGAAGGAAAAGCTCAAGGAGCTACAGCCGCCTGACATAATAAAACAACCAGAGCATTACGCTCAACACCCCATACAGCCCGTGGACTTCGTAATGTCTAACGGGCTTTCTTTTTGGGCAGGGAACGTCATCAAGTACATCTGCCGCGCAGGGAACAAGCTCTACGATAAGCAAGACCCTGTTCAATCCGAAATCACCGACATCAAAAAGGCGATCCGCTACTGCGAGATGCGTCTAAACCAGCTTGAAGGGAGAACTCCAAGTGCTGAATAACTATTTACCAACAGACTACCAGACATTCATTGCAACCAGCCGATACGCACGGTGGATCGAGGACAAGGGACGTAGAGAGACATGGGTTGAAACAGTGCAACGGTACACTGATTATCTCCATTCAAAAGGCATCAACCTGACTGGACAGGACTGGGATGACATTGAGGGTGCTATCCTCGAACTAGAAGTCATGCCGAGCATGAGAGCACTCATGACTGCTGGTGTCGCTGCTGACCGTGATAACACCTGCATCTACAACTGTTCTTATGTTGCTGTCGATGATCCTCGCGCTTTCGATGAAGCCATGTTCATCTTGCTTTGTGGTACTGGTGTAGGCTTCTCAGTAGAGCGTCAGTCAATCAGCTTACTGCCTGAGATACCAAACACCCTTGGTCAGTCTGAGGATGTCATTGCCGTACAAGACAGCAAAGAAGGCTGGGCTAAAGCTCTCAGGAAGCTCATCAGTCTCCTCTACACTGGTGACATACCAAAGTGGGACTTAGACAAGATCAGACCTGCTGGTAGTCGCCTCAAGACCTTCGGTGGCAGAGCCAGTGGACCAGAGCCATTGAACGACCTGTTTAACTTCGTTGTAGCCAAGTTCAAAGGTGCTATGGGTCGCAAGCTAAACAGCATCGAGTGCCATGACATCATGTGTAAGATCGGTGAAGTCGTTGTTGTTGGTGGTGTCAGACGATCAGCCATGATCAGCCTGTCTAACCTCAGTGACACGCGCATGTCTCATGCTAAGTCAGGGAGCTGGTGGGAGAACGAACCACAGAGAGCCTTGGCTAACAACAGTGCTTGCTACACAGAGAAGCCTGACAGCGAGACCTTCTTGCGTGAGTGGCTGGCTCTAGTGGAGTCCAAGTCTGGTGAGCGTGGTATCTTTAGCCGTGTAGCAGCCGAAGCTCATGTAGCGAAGAACGGCAGACGCGAGACAGGCTATGCTTGGGGAACTAACCCTTGCAGTGAGATCATCTTGAGAAGCAACCAGTTCTGTAATCTGACAGAGGTAGTTGTGAGAGAGACAGACGATCTTCAGTCACTCAAACGTAAGGTTAGGCTGGCAACTATCCTTGGTACTGCACAGGCTACCTTCACACATATGCCGTACCTTAGACCTATCTGGACTAAGAACACATCAGAAGAACGACTGCTTGGTGTATCTCTGACAGGCATCATGGATCATCCCGTGCTTGGTAAGAACGTGGACAGTGCTAAGTGGCTTGCTGAGATGAAGCAGGTGGCTATCGACACTAACGCTGAGTATGCCGAGCGTCTTGGTATCGAAGTGTCTGCTGCCATCACCTGTGTCAAACCTTCTGGTACAGTCAGTCAATTAGTTGACAGTGCTAGTGGCATCCATGCACGACACTCTGACCATTACATCAGAACAGTCCGAGGTGATAATAAAGACCCTCTGACACAGTTCCTAAAGGATGCAGGGATACCAGCCGAAGCTGATGTTATGAAGCCTGACGCTACCACAGTGTTTAGCTTTCCAACTAAGTCACCTTCGAGCGCAGTGACCCGCAACGCCATGACTGCAATCCAGCAGCTTGAGCTATGGAAGACCTACGCTGAAGTATGGTGTGAGCATAAGCCTTCTGTGACAGTCACAGTTAGGGATCATGAGTGGATGGAAGTGGGTGCATGGGTCTACAAGCACTTTGACCTTTGCAGCGGTATCAGCTTCTTGCCTCACTCAGATCATACTTACGCACAAGCTCCTTATCAGGAGTGTACCGCCGCTGAGTATGCAGACATGAAGCAGAAGATGCCTACATCAATCGACTGGTCAGCCCTGTCTCTTTATGAGAAGGAAGACCACACTAGCGGCAGTCAGACCTTGGCATGTACCAGTGGTGCATGTGAGATCGTGGATATTGCGTCATGAGTGTCCCAACCTTTGAGGAGATCAAACAAGCTCTGAAGATACCTGAGTTCAAGCAAGATAAGTGGGGTCGGCGTGTCTATGACCCGACTGACAACTTACCTCGCGCTGTCTCTAGACCACTTGCAGGTGTTCGGTTCCGCCTTCATTCAAAAGGCAAGTGGGATGGCTGATGCAATCAAATGTGAGGAGTGTGAACAGAACATCGCCTTTTATCATACCGGCGGTGTTTACACATGCGCTCCCTGTGAGCTGAAGAAACTAGGAATACGGCCTACCTATATTCCTTACAAGAAAAGACCTTACGAAAGGCGCAAGCCCAAGTAAGGCAAAAAACACCGATACCATTTGTTCTCCCTTGGGGTATCGGTGTTTTTTCTTATGCACAACTTCGGATGTTATCTGCGATTGTTTGTGCTCTTTGGCCTACCTGTCTGGCGTACCTTGAGTCTAGTAATTCATCGGCAGCTATAGCCCATTGCTGGCTGTTCAGAGCCGCTACAGTGGCCTTAAACTTCATGAGTGTCGGAGTACCCATGTTAAACGCAAGATCGACCAGTGACTCTTGGACTATCTCAGGCATGTCAGAGAAGCTTGGGAAGAGCTTTAGCAGCTCACCGTGGACGATGTTTATGTCCTCATCGAGCATCTGCATGGCGGTCTCTTCGGAGATACCTCGGTCATCTAAGTTACGACCTACGCCTATCGTGAGCTTGTCACTTGTGCAGCGGTAAGGCATTAGCTTTAGACCTTCATGCAGGATTAGCTGTTCACGCATCCGCTTCATGTTAATCATTTGGTAATCCCCTTAACCTTTTCCACAGTCCTCAGACCGCCCAATCCAAGCATCCCCATTAACACTGTCATGAGACTATCCATGTCAAACACAGGTAGCTCTGGGATACTGACACCTGCATACGAACATACGAACATGGTTACTGGGGCTAGGACGAAGTGCCATGCCATTGCAAACGAAAGGCACCAGCCAAGAAATGGTCTCCAACCCGCCACAAAGACTGACCTGTGAGATGCCTCGGCCTTTAGTATTTCTATTTGACCCATGTTTGCTTCATGAGCCTGTTTAGTAGCTAAAGTAGCTATCTCATGGGCGATAGCGTTCTTCTGGTCTTTGTCTTCAATGAACTTGTCCAGTAGTCCCGTTACGGGGCCGATCAGTGCTTGCAGCATCTTGCTTTTCCTTATTATCTTTAGCTTGTTCTTTGGTAGTTCTGTTGTGCATATCCCACATCAACATCACTTCTTTCCTTCGTGATTTATCCAGACAGCAAACATGCCGCTAAAGCATCCACAGATCGTGGATACAAAAGCTGTTTGTTGTGTTGTTGCTGCTGGGCCAAGAGACATAAACCAGTCAGCGCAGTTCCACGCCATTAGGGTTGAAGCTGCCATCATTATCCGTGGGAGTAGTTTTAAAGCTAAGAACTGTTCTGCTGTCATCATGTCAGCGTTCCTCGTTTCAGAGGCACACACTTGTATGACATAGCTTTAAAGTTAGGCATGTAGCGGTTTAGGTCGCTTGCCATCTCCATCGCCCTAGCTACACATGCTTTCTCTGTCAAGATTGGATGGCGTGTGTTCTCCATCTCGATGCAATTCGTAGGATCTACGATTGAGCATACAAGGACTAGCGTCTTAAACATTACTAGCCTCCATTAAGATGTATATGAATAGACCAAGAGCAAAGACACCAAGCCCGATACAAGCTGCCCAATAGATAATGAGCAGTATGTTGTCCTGCTTTTGCAGGGCGAGACGCCGTGCTTCAGCGGCTGCAAGACGTGCTTCACGCTCTTGCCTGGCTTTTTCATCGAGGATTGACTGCCATGTGTCTGGCCCGAAGCGCATATTGACTAGGTTTCGTACTTCAGCCAGCTGCTCTTGGACTAGCTTGGCGTCAATGACGCTAGACGCTGCGCCACGAAAGCCATCCAGTGATGAGACACCAGATTGTTTGTTGCGTTGTTGGTTGATTTGTTTTTCAGCAGTAAACAGCTGGTTGATGAAGCCCCCTATTTCGGAGACATCTTTTGCTGTTCCTATTGCTGACTTTAGACCAGACACAGCCGACTTGAATAAAGCAATACCAGCGAGGGTCTCTGCAATCATAAGCGCACTCCTATAGAGTTACGCTCTCCTTCCGTAATCTGCGATCTGCTTTAATGTGCGACCACATCCCACACAGTATTTGCCTTCTTTGTCTAGCTTACAGACACCAATGCAGGGCGACTTCATAGCTTCATCAGAAGGGAGCCAGCGAGACCAATGATGACCACCGTTGACCCCATGACCATTGCTTCTAGTCTCCACAGTCGTTTGTCGAGACCAGACAGTTTGTCTTCTACTGAAGCGTACCTCACGGCACACTCTTTTTCATGAGCTTCCAATTCGATAGCGACCCTAAGTTCAGGGGTTACAGACTGTTCTAACTTCATGGCTTAGTCGGCCAAGTCACGCCTGATGGAAACCCATCTTGTGACGGTATGTCACGCAGGGCTTGCCGATAGGTAGTCCAATCGTCAGACATAGTAACGTCTGACAAAGCCATATAATCTGTTTCAGCCAGCAAAACGTTTCGCTGATTGCGAATATCAATCGGCAACAAATTGTTTATGTAATCATCTCGTTCAGCATTTGCCGTTGCAATTTCTGCATCGGTCATCTCAACAAGAACGCCATTCACCATTTTATTCATATTAAAATCCTTACTGGCTCAAGCCGTACAAAGAAAATCTACCTGTTGCAATGTCGTTAGTGCCTGTTGTTGCAAGCTGCAACCCGCTAAGAGATGTTAGTGAATATGTTGATTTTAATCCGCCTGTTGAATATGTAATTTCTCCACTGTTACTTCCTGACAGACCGCTCACTTCCATTCGAAAAGGCAAGCGCGGCTCGACTGCGCTGATTTCCAAATAACCAATTTGTGTTGTCATTCCTATTGCTGCGAGCCATCTAGTGCTTGTTGTTTGAAAAGCACCATAGCTAGCACCAGTCGTACCTCGAACCCCAACGTAATCAGATGAGGTCACAAGAGAACCATTGTCGTAGATTTTAATTGCAATAAGAGCGGCACTGTTCATAGTGCAATCCCACTTCAAAACATACCGTTTGTAAGTTCCGATTGACGTAAAATCCACTGTGCTGACGTTGCTAGTGACTGTTGTTGTGCTGATTAAATTCCAAGCACCACCCCCGCCGGAAATTGCCGACCCGTCAATAGTCATTGACCCAGAGGTTGCGCTGATGTCGTTAGTCTGATGGTTAATTGTTAAAGCCATTACCTACTCCTTAAACGGCTGTAGAACCAGCCATATCATCCTGAGCCATTACCCACGAATAGCATTTATCTAGAAAGGCATCGCCGCTTGCTGCGTTAATGTCGTCTAGGTTTGCGTTAAAGCGTTTGAAGTCTATCTCGCGAGTGTCATCTGTTGGTGATGATGTCGCGTAAGCTGACAGGTCAATCATCACTTGGAACTTTGGGTCTGTTCCACGTTGACGAGAGATTGCTGCCGTTACGATACGGTAGTATGCGTTGTTGAAAGCGATGCCGTACTGTGATGCACCTTCTGCGATATTGTTTTGAATAGCCATTTTATTTGTTCCTTTTAAGCGTATGTGACTTCGCTAGTCCGAATATTAGCCACGGTTCTGATATTGTGTGCAGCCTCGCCGGTAAACGTGATAGCCAGTGCATTGTTGGTGTTATCGGCTGTTAGCGTTAGACCCCAATTAGATTGATTGTCTATAACTGTGATTGCGCTATTGGCTACAGTTGTTGTGCCGCCATCGTTGACCAGCAACCCTTCAACACGCCACGATGCGTATGACTGTGCGCCGTTTTGCATTGCCGTGATTGTTCCATCAAAGGTAATACAGGTATCAGTGTGCGCTACAATTTGGTTTGTAGAGCCAGCGACACTGTTGTTTGAACGTAAAATAGTAGCCGTTGCGTCTGTGGTAGACGCCCCTAAAATCATCATACCGCCTTGCGTTGCACCCATACCAAAGCCAAGTATGCCGCCGCTGGTAACAATCTGTGCGCCGAAAGCGTATTTGCCAGTTTGTGCGGCTACTGCTCTTGCCCCAAAAGCATATGATGCTTGGCCACTAGCCGTGTTAACGGAGCCGCCCAAAGTTACAGCATAT